TGGGCCTTGATGTCCTTCAAGGGATCGACCCAGGCAAAGCCCGGCGGAATCCACTTGGCGTCGTAGTAGGGCGCGACATCGCCCTGCTTCGGTAGCGCGCCACTCAGCAAGGCCGCCTCGATCCACCGCCGCCAAACCGGGCGGCAGAACTGGTAGACGATCACCTGGTGCTGGAACTGCTCGCAGCGCCGGCGGAACTCGAGCAGCCCGGCGCGGATCGAAGAGTAGTTGACGCCGGTCAGATCCCCGGTCAACTGCTCGTAGGTGATCCCCATGCCGGCCGCGATCGAGCGCAGCTGCACCCGCATGAAAGTCTCGTAGCTGGCGCCCACGTCGGCCGGGGTGGAGAACTTGATGTCCTCGCCGGGTAGCAGCACCTGAAGCGTGCCCGGCTCGAGGCCCGCCAAGGCGGTGCCGCTTTGATCCGTCGCCGTTTCGCCGAGCATCTGGTCCTCGGGGGCGTTCTTCAAAACGAAGCCGGCAAACATGGCGGCCGTCTTCTTGCGCACCAGCTCGGCGTCGTCGTACTGGTCGAGTTCGTAGAGCTTCACCAGGACCTGCGTAAGCCACGGCTGGCCGCGCAACTGGCCCGGCCGAATGGGCCGGAACAGGTGCAGCACCGAATCGGCCGGCACGCGCACCAGCTCGGTTGAGGCCATCGGGTGGAGCGTGTCAAAAGGATGCTCGCGGTAGAGCCAGTAAGCCACGCGCCGCCCGATCTGGTCGAACTCGATGCCCGCGCGAACGTAGTTGCCGTTCGCGAGCCTCCGGGTCTCGCCCGTCGGTAGATGCTCGGCTTCGAGCAGCTGGAGCTGCAAGGGAACGGTCAGGCCGTCTTTGGCGAGGCGCGGCCGCAGGCGGATCAAGCACTCGCCGGCCTCCATCACCGCGCGGCAGGCGAGCGCCTGGAGGCCGTAAAAGTCGGTCAGATTACTGGCGTCGGCCTCGTCGGTCCAGCGCAGCCAAAGCTCCTGAATCCGCTCCTTGAGCCGCGCATCCGGATGGAGCGACTGCGGCTTGATCCCCGTGCCGATGGCGTTCGCCACAAAAGCATCGAGCGCATTGGCCGCCCAGGGATTGCGCCGCACCATGTCGCGCGAGCGCGCGCGCAGCGTGTCGAGGTTCCGGAAGACGAGCGTGTTGATGTCGCTCGTCGCCGGGAGCCACCCGGTGGTGCGGCGCGTCGCGGCCGCGGCCTCGTAATCGGCCGCTGCCCGCCGCCGGGTCCAGGGGGCGCCCCTTGCCGCCGCCTGAAGCTGCTTCCACCAGCCCACGCCTCAGAACCCCTTCTCGGTCGAGATCCGGATTCGCCGGATCGCCGTTTTGCCGCTGACCTTGGCCACGTCGGCCTCGGCGGCGGCGATGGCGGCCTTGAGCTCCTCGATGCTGCGGTACTCGATCTCGCGGTTCTCAAAGCGCACCCGGCGCACGCCACCCGCCAGAGCGTCGCGCAGGGCCTGGAGTTGCTCTTCGGTGTACATCGCCGCTAAATCATCCGTGCCCGCATCTGTTTGAAACAGCGCGAGATCAAGTTGTCAGATTCTGCTTGCCTTTCCGCCGAAGCTGAGCGATGACTGGAGTCGCTGTGAATCACACCCACACCAGGAGACAGACATGAAAAAGCACGAGGTCCGCCTCGGCGGTATCTACGTCGCCAAAGTCAGCGGCGCGCTCACCCGCGTCCGCATCAACCGGCAATCCCGCTACGGCGGCTGGGAGGCCACCAACTTGGCCACCAACCGACCGGTGCACATCCGCAGTGCCGCCCGCCTGCGCTGGGAGGTGCTGCCTGTCGCGATCCCGGAGAGACCGCGATGAAAGCCTACGCCATCCTCGGGGACACGATCACGCTCCATGAGACGGTGGCCGCGGCCCGCGAGGCCGTCGCCGCCGCACCGGATGTCCTTCCGGCGCTCGTCATCACCTCGGAGGCCGAGCTCGACAAGAGCCCGCTCACCATGGGGCAGCTCGTCGAGCTCTGGAACAACTTGGCCGGCGTGGCGCCGTTCGATGACCTGAAGCCGGTCAAGAAGTTCACCGACCGCAAGACGGCGGTGGCCCGCATCTGGCGCGCCATCCAGCGCCTGGCGCCGGCCCCCACCATGGCCACAGTGGGCGAGCCGGGCGGCGAGGGCGCGCCGAAGAGGACGCACTCGACGCCGCAGGCCGCCGCGCGCCCGGGCAGCAAGACAGCCGTGGTCGTTGAGCTGCTCCGGCGGCCCGAAGGCGCCACGCTCGAAGAGCTCGTGGCCGCTACCGACTGGCAGCCGCACACCGTGCGCGGCTTCGTCAGCGGCAGCTTGGTCAAGAAGGGCGGCTACCGTGTCGGCCGCATTAAGCGTGACAACGGCGCCAGGGCCTACCGGCTCAGCGAGGAAGCCAGCCATGATGATTGAGTTCGAAGACCACGACGATGACGGGCGAAAGCTGCTGCTCAACTACCTCCGGCAGCATCCACCCACGTCCTGCTCGGCCTGCCTGGGGCGGGGCTGCGAAGTGTGCAGCCACACCGGCCTGGCCGAGTTCATGCCGCGCCAGGGGCCCTCGCCGGAGCCATCCCAGCCGGGCTGCCTGTGGCGCCTCGTCGGGCGCCTGTATCTGGGCTGGCTGCGCTGGCGCTACGGGCGCCATAACTGATCACGCCGGTACTCCGCGTCGTTCATCGGCCATCTCCTCGAAACCGCGGCCATCGCCCTCCAGCACCGCCTGCTTGCCCGTGAACTGTTGCCAGCGGCGCACGATTACATCTGCGTAGGCCGGATCGATCTCCATCAACCGGGCCTGCCGCCCCAGCTTCTCGGCCGCGATCAAGGTCGAGCCCGAGCCGCCGAACAAATCCAACACCACCTCACCGGCCCGCGACGAATAGGTCAGTGCCCGCAGGGCCAGTTCCACCGGCTTCTCCGTCAGGTGCACCATCGCCTGCGGGGGCACCTTGGCCACTTCCCAGACGTCCCGCACGTTGTTGTAGTCGGGGTTGAACCAATGGGCGGCGCCTTCGCGCCAGCCATAGAATGCCCATTCATGCGCCCCCATGAAGTCTTTTCGCGTGAGTACGGGATGGTTCTTGACCCAGATGATGGCTTGCGAGAAGTACAGGCCGCAGTCGGCCAGCGCCGGCGGGTAGTTGGCGCAGTTGGCGTAGCCGCCCCAGATGTAGAAGGCCCCGCCCGGCTTGAGCACCGCAGCCAGATTGGAGAACCACTGCCGGAGCAGTACGTCGTAATCGGCATCCTTGAGGAAGTCGTTAGCCAGGGCGCGATCCTTGGGCCGCAGCTTTTGGGTGGTGCGCTTGGCCTTGGAGGCGCCGCGGTGCAGATCAAAGCTTTGGTGATGTTGAAGCCCGCCGAAGGAGCTCAGTCCCGCGGCGATGGCGTTGTTCGAGCGCGGCTCGACGCGCACGTTGTAAGGCGGATCGGTGTTGACGAGGTCTGCTATCTCACCGGCCATCAGACGGTCCACGTCTTCGCGACTGGCCGAGTCCCCACAGAGCAAGCGGTGCTCAGCCAAGATCCACAGGTCGCCGCGCCGCGACACCGGCTCCTCGAGCGGCTCGGGAACCGCGTCCTCATCAGTGAGGCCTTCCGGGAGGTCGGGCGCTTCAGCCAACAGGGCATTGAGCTCCTCATCCGAGAAGCCGAGCACGTCGAGATTGAACTCATCCTCGCGCAGCTCGCTGAGCAGGCCCCGCAGCAGCTCCTCATCCCAGCCGGCGTTCAATGCGAGCTTGTTGTCGGCGATGACGAGCGCACGGCGCTGCGCCTCGCTCAGGTGATCGAGCACGATCACCGGCACCTCGGTGAGGCCCAACTTGCGTGCTGCCAGCACTCGCGCGTGGCCCGCGATGATCACGCCGTCCGCGCTCACGAGGACTGGATTGGTCCACCCGAATTCGACGATCGAGGCCGCAATCTGCGCCACCTGCTCGTCCGTGTGCGTGCGCGGATTGCGAGCGAAGGGGATCAGCCGCTCAATCGGCCGGCGCTCGATGCGCTGCACCATCGGCGGCGTCATGCGAACCTCACGCCCAGTGCGGGACCCAGACCCAGTAGGCAACGATCAGCCCCTCGCCCGCGACGTTGGCGTCCACGTAGTAGTCAGCAGGCCGCAGTAAGTCACCGTTTGGCGATTCCAGCACCAGCTCGTCGGCAATCCCGCCACCCGCGCCCGTGGGCCAGAACTCTTTGATCACGCCGCTGCCGGTAGCCTTGTTCATCCCAGCCACGCCGAGGAAGACCCGGCCGGTCTCCCCGATCACCACGGCAAAGCGCAGCTTGGCTGCGCGCAGGTTCGTGTCCGTCGTGATGGGCTTGGGCGTGCCCGGCGTTGGCACGGCAACCTTGCCGAACGAGCGTGCTTGGAGGAACTCGCGGTTTTCCATAGTGACCCTCCTACAGGCGGCGCACC